ATCTCTCCTGCTTGTATTACAGGGCGCCCCACCCGTCATCGGAAGCATCGAATGGTTTAATTCCTGGTTTGAAGACGACGAATATGATCTCGATGATCTATCGTTATTTCTGTATGCCAATATTCCGGGATCTCCAGGCATTCCGATCAGACCTCCCAATAATCGCGGTTTTCTCATTAACGTAGGACGATTGCTCAATGCCTGAAAGAAACACGCGAATCCTGACCGGCGTCGGCCGGGAGTTACGTGACAATCCACCGGCGGTATTGGAGCAAACCCGTCGTAAGAAAGGTGCTGCGGCGGCTGACCGGCAGAGGGTGGCGATCTTGCTCAATAAGGCGAGAGAAGCCGGCGCCTCCATTCCTAAAAAATAAAATCTTATGCCCGATACGGACCGCATAGCCAAATTAATCCAACGCTGGCGGCGCTTGGAGGGGGATAAAGGCCCGTATCTTCTCCATTGTGAAGACCTGGCGCGGACCATGTTGCCAGGCCGTTTCGGGTTCGTCACCACGACCGTCGAAGGCCAACGGCGTACCGACGAAATATTCGACGGCACTCCCATGCAGGCCGCGCGAGGACTCGCGAACGCCATCGGCGGCATGCTAAGACCAGAGGGGTTGCCTCAGATCGAAATGAAGGCCGAGGACGATCAACTCAATGATGTGGGCGAAGCGAAAGCCTGGATGGAGGATTCGGAAGAGAGATTGAAGAATAATTTCAACAATCCCCATGCCCGATTTCGGCAGGCCAGCGGGGAGATCGATCAAGACCTGGTAGTGTTTGGCACCGGGGTAATGTTCATCGGTGAATCTCAGAAACAAAACCGCCTGTTGTTCCAATCTCTTCATCTTAAAGATGCAACGGTTTTCTTTTCGGAAGAGGGTATCCCGGAAGGAATGTTCTTGAAACGCAGTCTCACGGCGAGACAACTTGAGGCCAGGTTTGGGAGGGGGAAACTCTCTGATCGGACACGGGAACGCGTTGAAAAAACACCAGATGATAAAATAAATGTTCTGCATGTCGTCATTCCAAGAGAAGGCGCTTACGCGAATGCCTTATTCTCCAGGAACCTTCCTTTCGCTGATTGTTGGATCGGGATCGACACCAAGCATGAAATAACGGCCGGCGGATTTCACGAATTTCCGTTTATCGTGCCGAGATGGGACACCACGTCGGGCGAAACCTATGGGAGAAGTCCGGGGATGATCGCGCTTCCCGACGCCGATACGCTACAGGCCATGGGGGAGACGATTCTGATCGCGGGACAACGTGCCGCCGATCCGCCGTTGATGGCGCCGAATGACGGCAGTTTCGACGCATTGAATACCTTCCCCGGCGGGTTAAGTTATTATGACGTGGAAACAGCGGTTGCGCTGCGCGGTAATCCGTTCTTTGCCTTGGAGTCCGGCGCGAATCTGCCGATCTCCAGAGACATGCAGCAGGACACGAGGCAGCAGGTTTTAAATGCATTCTTCAAGAATATCCTGAATTTGCCCGTGGACGGTCCGGACATGACGGCCACCGAAATTATCGCGCGCAAAGAGGAGTTCATGCGCGAGATCGGGCCGATATTTGGAAGATTGGAGACGGACTATACCGCCCCCATGGTCGAACGAAGCTTCATGATCATGCTCCGAGCCGGCGCGTTCGCGCCCATCCCGCAAGTCTTGCAGGGCCAGAATATCCGCTTTGAGTATGATTCCCCAGTTAAACGTATCCGTCAACAGATCGAAGCTGCCGCGGCGACGCGCTGGGCTACGGAGATGATCGTATTGGGTCAAACGAAGCCGGGCGCAATAGACCTGATCAACGAAGACGAACTCGGACGCTTCTCCGCCGAATCCCTTGGAATACCTGGTAAGATCGTCAACGGAGTCGATGCCGTCGCACAAATCAGGCAAGCGAGACAAGCGGCGCAAGAGGCGCAACAAAAGACGCAAGAATTGCAGCAGGGCATGGATATCCTTAAAACAGCCTCAGAGACCGCCGATAAGGCTGGATTGGCCGGGCATAAAATGCAGAATCAATCGAGTAATCAGAGGGCGGCATAATGTCAGATGAATCACTATGGATCGAAAGAGCCCAGAGCGCCGAAGCGAAATTATCCACGTTAAAGCAAGCCAGCGATCAAGCCCTTGAGCGGATCAAGAATTTCAAGCTGAACTTCGGCGTGATAGAACGTGGTAATGGCGAGATTGATATCGACTTCAATAAGTTAGTGGAGCGTCTCGGACCGGAGTCCTGTCTGGAACTGCGCCGCATCATCGACGAGCGTTATGGAATAACCGGAGTACCTGGACAAAAACCGCGTATGAAAGTTCATGGATGAATCGGATATTCTAAGCTCGCTTGCTAGCCTTCCATCTGAACGTTACACGCCTAAAGACCGGTACTCTGACTTCCGGAAAATATTCATGGGTTCCAGTGAAGGCAAACGCGTCTTGAGAGAAATCATATCCTGGGGCCGAATTTTAAAGTCTCCGGTTTTAACCAATCCGGTAGACCCTTATTTGTTGGCGATACAAGAAGGTGAGAGAAATATCGTAAGACGCCTTTTAGTCACCATAAACATGGAACCCCCGGAACCTCCAACACAGAGTAAAAGGAGAAAATAATTATGCCAGCAGCAGCCGCCGAAACGGTAGTCGTGGAAGAAGGTAAAGTAAGTGGAGAAGGTGAAGGAGATAAAGGAAAACAAGCATCCTGGACGGAACAAATAAAAGACGATGGTCTCAAGACCAGTTTGTCCAAGTTCGAGTCGCAGGATAAATTATTTGAAGCCATTGGCTATAAGCCGGTCAAACAACCGGCGGACTGGCGCGTCGATCTCCCGGAAGACCTCCGTAAAACCGCCGAACGCTTCGCCTCGACAGCCGATGCCGTCAGGGCCATCGAAAGCTTCCGTAAACGCGAATCCCAAGTCCGCGTTCCGGGCAAGAACGCCACCGATGATGAAATCACGGCTTATCGCAAGGCCATCGGAATACCAGAAAAGCCCGAAGGGTATGAATTCGGAGATTTGCCGAAAGGACAAGACCTGACCGACGAAATCAAAACCTCTCGTCAAGAATGGAGTAAACGTTTTCATGAATTAGGCATTTCCAAGGATACCGCGAAAGTCTTATCTCAACTGGTCAACGAGGATCAGCAAAGATTCCTGGCCGCTCAGCTCGAATCCGATAAGGTTTTTGCGAAGTCACAGGAAGACATGCTTCGAGGCGAATGGAAATCCGACTTTGACAAAAATAAAACGCTCGCTAACCGGGCCTTTTCCCAAATCGCCGAGCGCGCGGGACTGAAATTGAACGATCTGACGAAGATCGAGACCAAAGACGGCCGGTTCCTCATGGACCGGGCCGAAATCGTGAAATTATTCTCCATTATCGGTCGTGAAATGGCCGAGGGATCGCTTGGGCCGATCATGACGGAGGGCGAACGCGAGACCGTGGAAGAAGAAATCCGGAGCGTGCGCAAGGATATCAGCGAAGCACAAGAAAAAGGCGACTCAAAACGCGCGAACAAGCTTTATCAGAAAGAGCAGGCGCTTATCACGAAGCAAAAAGGCAATAAACCAATTGTAGGCAGCGCCGGGCACATGGTTTAATGGACAGATCCTCGGAAATATTGACAGGAAAAGCCGAAAAAGTGAAGTTTGAAATCGGTCAGGGACGCGCGCCGAACACGATCCGGTTACGAAATGAATATGAAAAATACCGTATTGACGCTGAAACAGGGGAACCAGGCGGCAATGAAAAGGAAGGCAAGTCGGAACCGGTTCTGCCATTCCGTGAATGGGCTAAAAAAAATTACCCGGATGTGAAGATTTTGGAATAACAAATAACAGTTGACACCAACGAATTATTAGTTTTTAATCTATTTTTTAGACGGCTCACCCGTTCTCGGCCCCGTCGAAAGCATTACACACCGAAAGCCCCGATAAGAGAATAATCGGCCCCTCGAAAGAGGCCCACCCGAAAGTTCCGATTTCGGCTCACCTAAAAGGTCGTGTCCATCTCAATCTTATGAGAGGGCATTACTATGTCTACTTCCATCGACCAAAGCTTCATCACGAGTTATGAAGCCAAGGTGGCTGAGGTCTTCCAACGACAAGGAAGCTATCTCAAGGACGCCGTTCGTGTTAAGGATAACGTTATCGGTTCCACCGCTGTCTTTCAAAAGATCGGCAAAGGCACGGCGACGACCAAAGCACGTCATGGCACTATTACGCCGATGAACCAGACCCACACCGCTCCAAGCGTCACGCTGGCGGATTTCTACGCCGGTGATTGGGTGGATAAGCTGGACGAGGCGAAGATCAACATTAACGAGCGCGACGCCATTGCCAACGGCGGGGCCATGGCTTTAGGCCGCAAGGTCGATGACCAGATTACCGTAGTTCTCGACAGCACAACTCAAGCTAAGATCACGTTGACAGTCACCAGCAAGGCAACGGTTCTGGCGACAGCTATTCAATTCACTGAAGCAGCGTGGAAAAACGACGTGCCCAACGACGGCCAAGTCTATGCCGTCGTTACTCCCCGGTATTGGTCGCAGTTGATGACCCTGGATCAATTCGAGCGCGCGGAATACGTCGGGGCGGATGGCATGGCTTTCAAGCAAGGTCCATCCATCGGCAAGGGCAAGTGGAAAGACTGGCAAGGCATCAAATGGAAGATGCAAACTGGTCTTTCTGGTGCCGGCACCGCGACCGCCAAAGTCTTTCTTTGGCACAAGCAGGCCATCGGTTATGCCGTAGCGCAAGCGGCGGGTAATATCGCCGGCCAAGAGTCGGTTGCCGCCGACATTACCTGGCACGGCGACCGCGCCGCGCATTTCGTCAACCACATGATGAGCGGCAACTCCGTCATGATCGATGATACCGGCGTTATCGAGGGAAACCTCGACGATACCGCCGCCATCGTTACTTCATAGGAGGACTGAATCATGGCATACACTGTTGGAAGATTACACGGCATGGTCAACGGACCTCCTGGCCGCATGTTGTATCGTTACGATTCCACTGACCAAGTGGATGTTGTTGAAGCAGCGAATTACTTCAACAACCTCACCAACAACCTTAACCTTCAGATCGGCGATCTGATCAAGGCCTTCCGATGGTCGGGCACGCCATTCGCGGCAGGATCTACTATCATAGAGGCGAAACAGTTCGTCGTCACAAATGTGATCAGCAACGACGCCGCGGCAAGCGCCGGCCGGGTAAACGTAGCGGAAGTGTTCATCGCTACCGGCTTGCTGTCTTCCTTGACGTAATCCGCGCAACCTTAATTAGGGGAGAGAAATCTCCCCTATTTTTTTGAATAGCGAACCTGCTTATCCGCATTCGCATGATGGACCATGTATCGTGGCCGGCTCGGCGCTATGTCTTCATGACGATCTTGCGCGGGCTTGGAAGATTTATCCAGGCGCTCCCGTGATTGCCGTTAATGGCGCGGCGCGCGAAGTAAAGGCATTCGCTTTATTCAGTTACCACCCGCAACGCTTCATCGAGCGCGGATTTGAATGGATACGACATCAACGTCGATTATTCGGTCCCGATTTCACCGTTCACGGCTCCAAAATGCTGCCCAACATGCCGTTCGTTCAGTATTGGTGGAAAGGCGCTCGGGGCAACGGATCAAGCGCCTGGGGCGCGAGAAAACTAGCCTCTTTAATGGGATTTAATAAGGTTATTTTATGCGGCTGTCCGATGGTTGCCGGTGACTACGCAGGTTATCGGTTGGGTGGGCTGATGACACAACCAGACGTGACCGAACAATACGCGCGCGAGATAGAAGCGGATAAAGAATGGCATGAAGATGCTTTTTCGATGAGCGGGAGAACGGGGGAAATTCTAGGGCCGCCGTGCTGACAGTCTGTTGCGTTTTACGTTCTGGTGGTATCTACAATTCCAGTCACGTTTCGCGCTTGCGTGAGCAAGTAGCATTGTATCTTACACAGCCGTATAGGTTCGTGTGCCTATCTGACATGGATGTGCTGTGCGAACGGATTGCATTGACTGACAATCTTCCCGGCTGGTGGGGCAAAATAGAACTTTGGCGACCCGGCCGTTTCCAAGGCCGGGTTCTCTACCTCGATCTTGACGTGACAATCATTGGTGGTCTTGACGAGTTAGCCGATTATCCGGCGCCGTTCGCAATCTGCCGCGACTGGATTCCAATTCGTGGACACGGATTATCGAAATTCAATAGTTCGGTCATGTCATGGAATGCCGGCAGCACGGATCATATCTACACAAACTTTACGCCAGATGTAATGAATCGTTTGAATGGCGATCAAGATTTCATCGCCGAGCAAATGCCATGGGCGGAAATATTCCTCGCTGATTGGTGTGTCTCCTATAAGGTTCAGAAGCATATCAAGTTAAAAACGCTTCCGGCCGAAACGCGCGTCATTGTTTACCACGGATTGCCAAAAAGTTGGGATTTGCCGTCCGATCATTTGGAGGAATTTCGTTTAGTATGACCGACATCGTTCTTATCAATCCCGGCTTGGAGGCAACATGAAAGACGAAATTTTTAATTATATGCTTGAATACGTAAACGGTTCTTATGCGTCTTTCAAATTGATCTCGGATGTTGATTTGTTCAGAAGTAAACGTAGCGTGCATGGTGTTTTATACACAATGGATGGACATTTAGTGAATGAAGAAATATCTCGTCGCGATGAATTAAAATCTCGCGTATGACCGACATCGTTCTAATCAATCCCGGCGCGGCATCGGAGATATATCAAAATCTCGCCAACGATCTATCCGCTATCGAGCCGCCGACGTGGCTTCGCATGAATGCCGGATGGTTGCGTGACCATGGATATGATGTGGCGATTATCGACCAGGATGCCTTGCGATGGATGAACAAGCAGGTGACTAACCGTATCAAGGAAATGAGCCCGAGGCTCGTCGCCATTGTCGTAGCGGGGCAACAACCGTCGGCGTCTACCCAGCAAATGACCGGAGTAAGATCATTGGTCGAAACGCTGTTTTTCGTGCCGACAATCATCGTCGGTCATCATGCGTCAGCGCTGCCGCAAAGAACATTGACCGAAGAACCGGTGACTTACGTTTGTGACGGCGAAGGACCGTTGACAATGGCGGGGCTTCTCAACGGCGATCCGCTTGATTCGATACCCGGCCTCATATGGAAAGACGGAAATACAATCAGGTCGACCCCGCGCGCGCCGTTAATCCCCATTGATGAACTACATGGCGACGTGTGGGATTTGCTGCCGATGGATCGTTATCGGGCGCATACATGGCAATGCTTCGATGGAAGCCAAAGAAAACCTTACGCCTCTATTTATACGACGCTTGGCTGTCCGTTCAAATGCTCATTCTGCATGATCAACGTCTTTCAGCATTCCAATAAATATCGCCGTCGAACGCCGTCCAAAGTCGTTGAACAAATATCGGATTTGTATCTGGGTTATGACGCGCGGACTTTCAAATTCGCCGATGAAATGTTCATATTGGACCCAACACATTATATTCCGGTCTGCGAAAAATTGGCGAAGTTACCATTTGTGAACGAATTAAATATCTGGGCTTATGCCCGCATCGATACCGTCAAGCCGGATACATTGAATCTTTTAAGACGCGCCGGTATCCGCTGGCTGGCCTTGGGTATCGAGTCCGGATCGGCACATGTACGAGACGGAGCGGAAAAACATCTCGATGATATTGATATTTATAATATCGTGAAAGCAATTCAATCAGCCGGAATCAACGTGATCGGTAATTTCATCTTCGGCCTTCCGGATGACACGATAAAGTCCATGCGGGAAACGCTCGATCTCGCCAAGTCGCTTAATTTGGAATTCGCCAATTTCTACTCAGCGATGGCATATCCGGGATCGAAACTATTCGAGTTGGCAAAACCGCGGGACTTGCCGGTTAACTGGTCCGGTTACAGCCAACATAGTTTCGACACCACTCCGCTGCCGACAGCTACGTTATCGAGTGCCGATGTACTCAGGTTCCGAGACACAGCCTTCATGGAATTTTTTACCGATCCGGCCTATTTGGATAATGTCTACCGGAAATTTGGATCAACCGCGCCGGCCTTGATAAATGTTATGACGGCCATGTCCTTGCCAAGAAAATTGCTCGCCGCATGACGAAGGACGATTTAATTGCCTTTGAGAAATCGATAGCAGAATCTTTTAACTGCGGTGAAATTCCTTATCCAGTCCATTTTTCAGACGGCAATGAAGATCAACTTATCAAAATCTTCAAGGAAATTCGCGCGGAGGATTGGGTTTTTGGTTCGTGGCGCCTGCACTATCATGCTTTGTTAAAAGGCGTCCCGCCGGGCGAGCTGGAAGTAGCCGTTCGACGCGGCGAAAGCATGGCCTTGAAATTCCCTGAATATAGAGTCTACGGTTCTGCCATCGCCGGTGGTTGTATGCCGATTGCTCTTGGGGTGGCGCTTGCGATAAAGCGCACCGGATGCGATGAAAAAGTCTGGTGCTTTTTGGGTGATATGGTCGGCAGAAGTGGAATTTTTTATGAGTGTCAGCGTTATGCGGAAGCCGCGAAGTTGTCCATTCGTTTTGTAATTGAAGATAACGGCTATTCTGTTTGCACGAATACCAAAGAAGCGTGGCTTGGCGCGGCATTGCCTGACGTAAGTGACCGAATAATCGTATATAATTATAAATCACGATATCCTCATGCCGGTGCGGGCAAACGTGTCGAATTCTAAAATTGCTATTCTTGCATATGCTGCTGGAGTGATTGATGGCGAGGGGTGTATTAGCATCTCCGCCGATTTATATCGTCAACGAACCGCATCAACGACTATTCCATATCATTCTCTGCAAGTTGATGTCGCCAATATAGATAGACGCTTGCCGGAATTTATGTGCAGACATTTTGGCGGGAGCATAACGCAGGGCGCGAGACCAAACCGCAAGCCTTATTATAGATGGGCAATAAGAAGCAAGGCAGCAGAAGCATTCCTTCGGCTTGTATATCCATTTCTTGCAATCAAAAAAGAACAGGCAGATATCGCATTTCGTTTCAGGAAGACATTTGGGAATTCTGGTCGTATCATTACTCCTGAGCGACTTGCTGAGCGGACGATACTTCGACAAGACTTGATGATGTTGAAGCGTAGTGATTGCCATACAAGTCTTGTTTAACTACAAATCTGAACTTACCCTCGCTATGGAGGAGCTGGCGGCTGACCCGCGCACGATTTTCATTGGGCAAGCAGTGCGTTCTCCTGGTACATTCATGAGTGGGACACTGGACGGAGTTTCGCAAAAGAAACGAATTGAATTTCCTGTTGCCGAAGAATGTCAGTTGGGCGTATCGACAGGGTTATCACTGGCTGGTTTTGTTCCGGTCAGTATTTTTCCTAGATGGAACTTTCTGATACTAGCGACTAACCAGTTAGTTAATCATTTAGATAAGATGAAGGCACATGTCATTGTCCGAGTAGGCATCGGTTCCAGCAAGCCGCTTGATCCCGGCGACCAGCATAAAGGAGATTATACCGATGCTTTCAAACAAATGATGCCGAATACCTATATTGCCAGATTGGAACATGCTGACGATATTATTACCG